TGTCTGAGATGTAACGTTGTCTTGAAGGGTATAATCGAATGATGCCGGTGTGAGTGCGTTCGCACCGTCGTCGTCCCAATGAACATCGGGAGCACCACCCGTCAAGCTCGCAACACCACCAACGAAGTTTGAAACTCCGATAATCGTTGCACCGTTTGCAGGAATAATTTGGTCGTTCGCTAGAAGTGTTGATCCAAGGATAAGTGTTCGCTTGCAGAATTCTACAGCGAGTGGACCATCAGGGTTGGCAGCGAAGCCGCCAGCCCCAAGTAACATTCTGAAGTGAACAGACTTTCTCATTACAGTTCGAATACTGCTCGGGATCCATACCACACACCGGGAACATCATTTACATTGACCAAGACATATAGAGTAGTCTTGTTGGGTAGGGTTTGGACAGCCGGTTGGGCTACAGAGTTATCCCAAGCGATAGTACCTCCACCTGAAATTGTTATATTGGGTGTCCATCCACCAGTACCATCTTGATGGATAATCAACGTGACGCTGTTTGTGACGGGATCAACCGCTGACGCACCGGGCTGCTGCAACTCAAGCGTCGTGTTTGCGGTCATAGTGATTTCGAAAGTTCTATTTCCTGATCCGATGTCATTGTCCTGAACGACCAACGGAAGCGTACCACCCACAGCAGTTTGACGGGAAGTTCTTTCGACAATCGAAGTCACCAAGGGGGAACCAAGCAAGCCAATGGCTAGTACATCGTTTGTCAACTCAATGGTGGGTACACCCGTAGTTGGGTCAGTCAAACCACCAACATAATTCATAACGATCGCGGTCGTCGAGTCAATCGCAATCATCATCGTCTTGCTGATATCACCCGGCGTTGGCTGTGTCTGAGTCATCTCTCCAGGATTACTTTTAGACAAGAAGTACACAGCACCCGGAGTCAAACCTGGACCTACATCGTCAGTAGCGGCATCCCATTCAACTGTGGTCGCTTCGATGCACCCTCTCAGGTTGAGTTCGAAGTTGTTCGCATCAATGACGTTCTCAACAACACCAACTGCCTCGGCGTTGTCTAATGTGTCGGCTTGAGCCAGAATATATCCAAAGGGTGTAATCTTGTCAAGTCGAACAACGTTACCAGGAATAAACCCGTGAGCGGCCTGGTTAATCTCTTTGACTGTCGAGCCTGTGAATGGAATCCATCCGGGATCAATCTCACCAAAAGCGTCAGCACAAGGAATTGTGAACGGTGTTGGCGTCTGGGAAGAGTGGCAGCCATCAAGCATGTCAGCATTGAGGAAGCGGGCAAATCCTACGACCTCGGAATCGTTCGTTGGTGTGAGGCTATCAAAGATGATGGCCGTTCCGGTATCATTGAAAAGAGACGCAACGTGCCGTAAAACGAACGTACCTTCATCAGCAAGAATCGGATCAAGGCCAGTCGGATAGTTGTTTAGGGTATAGCCAAACGGCAGTACCGTTGGATTTGCTCGGTTCAAGAACTCCCAATGGTCGTCGGAACCTGGGAAGTTTGGATCAATCGTGGACCGCATGGATACGATCAGGGGATAAGGACCGCCGCCGCCACCTTGTAGATCCAAGACGCCGGTTTGGGTTTCAATCGTTGTCGTGAACACGTTGAAGTTCTGATCGACTTCCCAACCTTGATTCACGAACCATCTATCGCCCGTATTGAGCCATGTGATCGTCTTGTTGCCATCTGTCGAAAGCAAAGTGATTCCACCACCATCGGCTGTGGTATCATCGCCTCCGGGTACACCGGGGGTTCCACTACCATCGTGGTTCAAGTTAATGTTCTTGTCCTCGACTTCCAGATTCAATGTGCTGAGCGTCGTCGTCGTGCCGTCAACAATCAAATCACCTTTGATGGTGATGGTTACAAATCCTGGTCCGGGAGTGGAAGATGTACCAAACTGGTGATCGCAATTGATAACCGGAGGAAGCATGTTCGATGCTTCAACAACCTTAGTGGTAGTGGTCGATGTGTCATGAACGATGTACCGATCGTCATTCTCAACGATGTCGGGTGCCGTACAGTTCAAACCACTCAACACCGGCACAAGAGGTCCAAAGAAAAGGAGGGCAAGTCGGCCCGTGGTGTTGTTGAATCCAAGGGGAGCTTCGGGAATAATTTCAATCAGCATATCACCCTGGAAACGAATGTCTCGCGTGATCTTCAAACCGAGCGTAGTGGCGTCGGTGATATCCTGCAAAGTTGTGTACCCGGTAATGGTTGGGAACACACCGTCACCGGTAGCGTAGAAGTTATCGTAGAAGTCATAGAGCTGCAATGGGTTCAATGCATCAATAACTTCGTTCGTTCTATCGAGCCAAGTTTCAAAGTCGTCTGCAAGGACGATGTTGTCAATATTGATTAGGTCAATGGCCATTAGCTATCCTCGGACTTCTTTCTGCGGGTGGTCATTTTCTGCTTTACCAATTTACTTAGCTCGGCCAACTGTGCTTTCAGTTCCGCAATTTCATGATTCTGTGATTCGGCCTGGATTCTCAGGGCACTCACTTCAACCTGTCGGTTTCGACGATTTGCTCGACGCTGCAAGTAAGCATTGCGTGCGGTAACATCACGATTCAAGATAGCTTTAGAGTGCATGTCACGCACCAACTTACGACCTTCAACCTTTACTAACTCTGGAGCCTTAGTCTTTTTCTTTTTTGCCATGATTAGATTACCGCGATTGCTCGCAAGTCCCTTAGTCTCGGAACTACCGAGTCGCTGCTTGAATACAGCGTCACTTTGATTACAAACTTACTGAACGGTTCTGGCAACTCGGTAGGTAGACGGTATTCGATTTCTTGGAAATCGTCGTCGTTCTGCGAGATCACATCCTCGACCGGGTTCAACTGAAGGAAACGTTCGTCGGGGAAGTCGCCTTCTGCCTCGGGCGTCTGTTGCTTTATGAATACCTGAATCTCAGTTTCGATTCGTTTGTTGACCGTCAAGAATACTCGCATGTCGCTGGCTTCGAACCCTGGCTCCAATGTTACCAGACGGGTAATATAGCGGGCGATCGGACCATTGAAACCGTCGTCGGGAATCACTTCGGTATCGTGAGCAGGAAAAGCACTAGGCTCAAGCTCACCGTTGTAGGTCGGTTCCTCGGTGTTCGTGTTTCGATTGTCATTGACTTTGTTCTCGATCGCAATAATACCCAATCGTGATTGGTCTATTGCTGGTGAGATTGCATCGTCGGCCGTGGTTAATCTTGCCCGAAGAATCAACGACGGAGGAGCACTAGCCATCAAGACTCTTTGCTTGACGTTGAATCTCTCTCGCTGGTTGGCCAAGATTGTTCTAAATTGCCCGCTAAGAATACCGAGAGTATCTGTGTCAACCGAATACGTCAGGGTAGAGTCTGGGAACTCAAGTTCATTCGACATCAAGTATAGCTCGTTGATTCCTGCTGTATCGGACAGAGATGCCGGTGGGGGACTCTGCATGTTTGTAGCCAAGACGTTTCTAAAATCAATTTCACCGACCGAACCAGTTTGGAACTGGGCCCGATTCAGACGCATCATCAAGTCAGTTGTTTGATCCGGAGTCCACGTGGAAGCGTTCTGCGATCTGAACAACGAACCTGCATATGGTTGTGCTGAAATTCGTTCTTCGGTGCCTAACTGATCTTGACCGATCACGGCAACGTATGTCAGGTACTCATTGCTATTTGACAGAATGACGATAGCATACTCTTGACCACCCGACAGGTGAACAGGAGACGAGAACGTGAACGTTGTTACGGTGTTCGCATCAGATGGATCAGGATTATCGCTGATGTTCACAGCCGACGGCTCAAGATTGACTTCTGAGAATGGGATAACAGCCGCAGAGTGCGGGAAACCATTCACGACTGGTCGAAGTTGAACCGTAACCGGGATGCTTGAGTTGACAGGCTTTCCTCGGAAGAACAAATCAAGGCTGGTCACGAACACTCCATTCGGGAACAAGTTGCTGTCAACCAAGAATGTCTGTGCCAACGGGTCAACCCATCGCACCTTAGTTTGTGAGCGAACCGTTCTATCGCGGGTTCGAACATCGCGGGCCGGGCGAGTTTGCGTGACCGACTGACGACGAAGAACAGGAACGCGAGTTGAAACGATTGCTTCTTCTCGACTCTGCAATAGACCCTGAGCATTCCACATCTGTTCAGAAGAAGTCAAAGCGTTCGCAACAATGTTGTTTGGTTCGTCAGTTAGACGGAACAAGCGATCACCGGTTCTGAATCTACCCGCAGGAATATCAAACTCTAGATTAGAAACTTTACCAGCAGCGTCAGTGATAATCGGATCGCCTGGTGCGCCGCCGAATGGTGTGCAGAATGCTGAGACTTCAACACAATCAAAGTACGGGAATACTCGCGTGTTCGGCTTCATACCTTGAGAATTGGATACTAGGACCTGCGGTCTAATGAATGGTAGAATGCTGACATCAACCACACGATTGCCCAATGATCTTTCGATTCGCTCAGGCACAACGCGGGTTTGGATACCTTGTCGAGTCTCACGACCGGTGACAGTTTCAACGGTACGTTCAATTGTTTGTGTTGTCTGCTCGATCTTGAGACGCATTACTCCATCAGGAGCACGCGAAGCGTGAGGAGCACTGAGACGGCGACTACTCGTTCGTCGGAATGTTCGACGACGTTCGGTTCTGCCGGTCCAATTTGCTTCCCAACCACCCCAAGATGTACCGAAGCCGTTGGGCAAAGCACCGTTTGCTGCGGTAGCAATTGCGGCCCATGCATCGTTCTCGCCTTCAAGATTGACCCGAAGCTGTGGTCGTTGCTCAACGTCGATCCAGATATCGGACGGTGGGGTGAGCGTCATGTTTCCCATCCAGTTGACAACATCAAAGGGGTTGACACTGATAGCTGTGCTTGCGAGTGGCTGGAACACTAAATCTGTTGGGGTGAACGCCATCGTCACAAGACCATCGCTTGAAACATTAATGTTGCTGGCGCCGGCTTCTTCACTCAATTCGAGGATTCGATCAATGAACGGGGGCCGAAGTTCCTTCTCCTCGGGATCAATAGCACAATCATAATCAGGATTCAAAACGTCACCGACACTATGTCCCTGGTATGAGTCAACAATAATTCCACTCTTGAACCGATTATCGCCAGCATCGTCGGGGATGGGCAGAGCATCTGCCTCTCGTTCGAGCAGCGTCAAAGACGTGTAGTATTCAAGTCTCTGCACTCGACGTTCGATCCCACCGATGTCGCTCATCGTGTATCGCTTGTTTTCGATGAAACGAATCGTTACATCTTGAACGTTGTATGTGTATGGTGGAATGGAAACGACGTATAACGTCAGAGCTTCAGGATCATCGGCTGGAACTTCTGCTTCAAGACTTGGAATTCCACGAATCACATCGAACAGTTGCTCTTTGCGAAGAACAACCTTGTCGATACGAGGAAGATGGAAGCTGTAGGTAGCATCGAACGCCTGACCCGCTTGCGGCATGAACACCTTCCGAATGTCACCAGACGGATCTCTAATAGGACGGAAGTCGATACTGTCACGCAAAGCTACGGTTATGCCGGTTTGCGGACTAGTGTACAGAGGAATATCCTCAAAGCGAATATTCGAACCCGGTACGGTGTGCGTGTATGAGTTAACATACAGGGGTCCATCGCCCTGGTGTTCGAAGTAGTTGACGAACATTCTGACAGGCTGAGGTACAGAAATTCCACTCAGAGGATCATACTCAATGGATGCGTGATCGTAAAGGTTGTCTCGCTGACCCGGATCAATAAAGAATGCAGGGGTTACTGATACATCAGCTCCCGTGGGATCAGAACGAATATCCTCGACACCAAAGATATCAGAGAGGGGAATTGTTCCTCTGAACCTCACGCTTATTACTTCGGCCGTCGCGGCGCTTGTGGCACCTGTGATCGTATCTCCGACCGAAAAAACATCGGCGAGAGCGTCAAGTTGAAACAGAGCAATAGCTCGATAGTTGAAAACCGTTTGTAGTTGGATAACATTAGACGATGAACTGAATGTGATCTGTTCGTTCTCGCTGAATACACCTGTAGTAGTTGCATCCATCTCGTACATCGCGGCGCGATACACACTGAAACCTGTTGCAGTAGTTACGAAGAATGTTCGCGTAACAGCAGATGAGGCGCCTGTAATTGTAGCACCATCGGTGAATTGACCAAAGACGAATCTGAAAGATGTGGGACTCAATGCAACGGCAACGGCCGTAGCGGCCGCAAGTGAGACACCTTGAAAAACGTATTCACCGGAGAAAAAGAGGCCTGCACCACCAAGGGTTGCCCCTGCATCAACATCAATAAAATCACAGTTGACGATTGCGGTCGAGCCGCTGGTTCCTCCGGTAGCTATTTCTGATGGTGAGAACGGCTGAATGGTTCCAACATCACCCAAAGCGTATGTCCACGAAAGCTCAGCAACGATCTTTCCGGCGCCGTCTAGCGTTGCGGTTCCACTAGGCAAGGTGATAGTTTCGGCAGCTCCAAAATCGAAGTTGTCAGTGAGAGCGCCTGCTTCGGGGGTTGCAATCGAACCGCCGCCCCTGAGAATCAAATCAGCAACCAAAAAGATATCAGTTGGAACTTGGAAATTCTTCTGCAAGACCTTGTTGCGGCGTATGACGGGTTCGGTGCCACCTGCATCGTTGACTTCCAACGTTGCGATCAAAGTTACACTCCGACCGGTTATACCGGGAATGTCGAGGGTACATTGACCATTCGAGAACGGCAAGGTATTGTTTGTTTCGATCTCATTAGACCCAGCCGCCATATCAACAATGTTTCCGTTGAGGGGATCAATAACCGTATAGAATTGAAGCTCACCACCAGTAACGATAGGTGGATTGCCACCCACGAATCGAATGTCAGGACTGCCGGTTGACACCGAGCCAATACCCGAAGCATTCAATGGTACAGTGAATTGCTGCTGACTTCGCCAGTCAGTCTCAGTAAACTTCTCCGTTGACTGACCGACCGGAACCGGGAAAACAAGACTGTTGCGATTCGATTCGAAAAGAATCGTTGCAGGGTTGCCCAAGCGGTTCACGATCGACGGGTCGATGCCTTCGGGTTCTCTAATGAACCAGAACAGAGTTGCAGCATCGTTGATCTCGCGGACATCAATAATGCTCTTACCGCTATCAAAGACTGTTTCATACAGATAGACTCGATAAGCGTCAGCACTGTCGCGTTGAATCTGTCGAACACGACCTGTACCAACTTGCACACTGTTTGCGTCGAGCAGATTCACTTCCTGTGTGTTGACTGGGAAGATCAAACTGTTGTCAATATCGAAATCTAAGTTCCAGTTTTCAAACTTTGTGTCGGTGTTTGAATCAACCAAAACATAGTTACCGAAGGTGGTGTTGACGTTGAAGCCTGCAACCGAATCAGTATCGCGTCCTTTGTCAACCTTGACGAATTCTGTTTCGAGATTCTCAAACTGGAACCCATGAACGAACGCTTTGCCTGATTCAAGACCAAACGCAATCTTGTCCTCTTCACCGCCCTGGGCGAGAGTAAAGACACCTTCGGTGTCCTCGTTTAGAGTGCTTGCGATAGTTGGGCTTGCAGGCGTGTCAGCAGTAGCACTTGACGTGACACCGGTAAGAGTTTCTGAATTGACAAATTCACCGCTCAACATCAAGAAACTGATATCGAAGTCAGTGATGAAGTTGACAATACCGGTTGCACCAGAAGTGCCGCCTGTTACGCTTTCACCAACCAAGAATGTTCCAACCTGGCTAACAACTGTGAAGGTAAAGAGATCGTTTTTCAGGTGGGGTCGAATGTCAGGCGCGAAGGTTCGAACCGTAAAACTACCGTGGATATCCTCGGTTCTCTGAGCAAGTTCATTACCAAGAGCAGAGTAGTCCGGTCGAACAGCTTGCAGAACAACAATGTCTCTGCGGATTCTCATCCACTCGACGAAGTTTTCATCAGAGAATTCTGTTGGTGTCTCCGCAGTATCTTCGAACAACCTAAAGTCGATGAGCAATCGAATGCGGAAACGGTCAGCACCAGGAGCATTGAAGTTTGGCGCGCCGAACGCAGGGTCAAGTAGTGAAGTGTCGTCGTCAGAGGTTACGATATCTTCAACGAGATCGAAACCGACGCGAGCATTGATGCCCGAGAACAGTCTAGAATTCAAAGGCGCCGGTGAGTCTGCTGCAACTGCTGGTCTGAATGGAACGACTCGCTGGCTATCGGTCAGAATAAAGAAGCCCTCAACAAAGAAACTTCCCTCGCTGATAGATGCCATGATGCAATCACCGGTCACAGCGATGTCGGGATCCGTAGCAAGAGTCTTGACCGTTGCTTTAATTACCGGATTGCTTACTTGCGAGATAACATCGCCAGGTTGGAATTCGTCTGTAACACCGGTGCTGGTGTATTCGATGAACAGAATCACATAAGGATCGTCACCGGTTTCTTTGATCGCATGGTACACGGTCGCTACGAGATCGGAGTCAGTGTCGCTTGTGATTTCAAAAGCGATGAATTGCTCAAGGTCTAGATCAACGGTACTGAATTGAGGATCGACCCGCAGGAACTTGACATTCAAGTCCGCGATGTTCGCACCGATGACCTTGCTGCCGTCCTCAAAGATATGGGAACCGAACCGGTCGATCTGGTTCTGGAGGATAGTTTGGATTTGTGTAAGCTCTCTCGCCTGGACAGCGAACCCAGGACGATACAGCATCCGGAGAAATTTCTTGTCCGGATCGAAGTCGTCGAAGTAGGGGCTTACATTAAAGTCGAGCGTACTAACCATGCACCAATTCCTTAGAATTCAACGAGGATCTTGTATTCCTCAGCCTGCTCAATGTCACGCTGAATGGGCTTTACATTCTGTATGTATAACAGTTCTCCAGAAGTATGAACCAGTTCCGGGTCACTCTTTGCAGTAACTTCCCCAATAGCGGATATTGTTATCTCTGTCACGGGATCAAATTCGTCGATCAGTTCTCCAATATCATAGTCTCCTACAACACCAACCAAGCTGAGAACACCGGTCAGGCCGTCGGTTGCTGGTTCCCATTGCACGATGATACCTTCAACTGTGGAATCGACTTGACCGCCGATATCAATAGTGATCGAGAAACCAGACGTGCCACCAGTGACCACTTCACCGTCCAAGAAAGTACCAGAAACACCGCTCAGAGAAACCACTGATCCAGGACTTCCCACCGAGGCGGGGGTCCACGCAACCACTGTTCCGGTAGCACCTGACGATTGTCCTGTGACTGTCTCACTGGAGAGCAGATTCTCACCCGAAACATATAGAGAAGCGTCTGTCAACTGAAGCTCGCTCTGACCTTTAGCGATGCGGTCTAACGTGAACGAATCGTCGTTCAGTTGACCAGCAACAGTGCCATCTGATTGAAGGGTGATCTGGCATGTCTGTCGATAAGTTTCTGGTGAGTTCAGCGGAAGCTCAGTCACCAATTTCACGGTCGCAATATCGGTGCCCGTGAATACCGGAGTCCCATCAAACTGGTGTAAAAACTCACCGGGGTTGGCACCCTCAGGCAAAACAAAATCTTTGTCGGTTGCGTTCTGAATGACCAGTGTGCCTGCTTCGCCTGAGCCATCAGGTTCCCATTCGGTGATTTCACCAACGTTGCCACTCTCATCACCGATCAAGAATTCACCAATCGTGAATGAGCCAGTGAGCAATGCGTTGGAACCATCCCAAACAACTTCGATTCTTAGCTCTGGTGGGATTTCCTCACCAGCAATTGTACCAGTTCCATCGTTCAGAACCGGGTTGCGAACAATACCGAATTGTCGGAAATCGTTTGCTACCTGGAACACTCCTAATTCATCTTGGTCTGTGCGAACCACAATGAGGGCTCGTCTAGCACAAAGCTCTTTCACGGCATTTGAACCGTGACCTCCAGGTGGCGAAATTTCAGCTTCGGCAACTGCCGGTGCCGGCGAACCCAACGGGAACAACGGAGTAAGCTCAACGGTGGCGCGTGTGTAATTGCTGCCCCGATTCACCACATTGATTCGCGTGAGAATTCCCTCAGCATTTACAACCGATGATGCTGTTGCACCATCACCGTCGCCAGAGATCGTAACCTTTGGGGTGATAGTATAGAAGCTGGACAGAGCCGGGTTTGCATCTGCAACCAAGTCAGCGTCCCATGCTTCGGCTAAAGTAAAGATTTGGCTAACACCATCATAGCTGACAACTTCACGCTCCTGACCAATTCCAGGTCCAGAAACGATGGTGGCAACGTAACCGTTGAATACGTCATTGACTTGACTGAGAATAGATGCACCCTTCATCTCACGACTCTTGACTTCGTAACTGTCACCAGTAAGAACGTTGGCGGAGAATGATGTATTGAGTGTTGCTGTTCGGGTAGGACCATCATAGCTAACGATGATTCTTTCTTCACCTGAACCCGTACCGTCGATGATTCGCAATACCATATTGTTATACGCACCGTTCACTATACTAGCGGTGACGTTTAATTCAACCTGACCGACAGCAGGAAAGCTGACAATCGTATTCGTATCTTCGATAGCATTCTCGCTACGCTGAACGAATTGAGTCACGTTAGCGGGTACGCTGAACGGATATGATGATGGTTCGATATCGCCCGGGCTGATAAGATCAATGAAGTCAATAGACCCATTGATCGCTGCCTCTTGCACATTGAATTGTAGCTGTCTCTCGTCGGGTAGCAACCCTTTACCCCGAATGAATTCTACGGGTATGAAATCTTCTGTCAAGAAATCACGCAGATCCTCGGGAACACGGTATAGGAATTTCCACCGGTAGAGATCGTTAGGTCGCACAAATGCTTCGGTAGATGTACCGGTTGGTTTCTCGGTGGAGAGTCCACCGAAGTTATTACCCAAGCACTTGTAGACATCTCGACCGTCAACCAAGACATAGAACTGTTTGGGATCGTCTGGATCGAACAGAGCTACATCGTCGTCGTACTGATCGAACACTCGTCCTGGTTCCCAATTGATTCGTGGAACCACTAGAACGACATCACCAACACCGATTCTCTTGAAGCCGAAGGCCTGCTCCCAGGCTTGGTTCTCAGATATCACCGAATCCACGTTGAATGGAGGGTTGTTGTCGTCAGCACCCGGTTGTGTGGGTGGTAGTTCCCAAGACGTTACCCTGGAAAGCATCAGATAGAAGTTGTCGCCCGTGTCAAGGCCGAACAACTCCCTGAACTTCTCAGCCAAGAATCGTCTAAAGTCACACCTAAATGGTTCGCATCGAGCCATACTACCTTCTCTCTATAGAGTTATTTAGTCCGTCGGACCGGTTCCATCCAACCCGCCGATATCTTCATTTGGATAACCTGCATCACTCAGCACTTCCTGCGTGTCGGTTGGTACACATAGGATTCCCTCAGCCACAGGCATATTGCGTGCGAAGTCCCGAACTACGATGTCCCGCCATGGCATACCGTCTGAATAGATCAAACTGCTGAGTGAATCGACTCTCGCATCGGCACCTGAACTTTGACCGATCATTACTTCGCCCGGTCTAAACTCGCCACTGGTGAACATAATTACTTGACTCTCGCTGATCGGGTTAGTCAAGGGCAGATCGTCAGCATCAATCGTCCCTGTTGTCCCAACTTCAACGATCACATCAACAGTGATTTCTGAACCAGATATGTTGCCCACAATATCTTCACCGTCATCAAACGGCCCACCGATGATTTCTCCTAAGATCAATTCGCTGCCCGCCTCTAAGAAACCAGCAGGGGTCCATTCAAGCACAACACCCGTCGCACCTGATAGCTGACCCGTCACCGTTTCTCCCAAATCAAAGTCAGCGTCGATGGTTACTTGACCACCTTCTGTGATAGAGACACCAGATGTTTGGCCCGTGATTGTTTCGCCGGCTGCGAACGGACCAGTCTCATTGATAACGGTCAACACCGATCCTGGATTACCAACAGCAGCAGGAGTCCACACACCCACGGTTGCCGTTTCGCCTGAAGTTTGTCCCGTGACTATTTCACCGACTTCGAAATCTTCGTCGAGAACGTAATTCGAAGCATCGGTAATCTCAAGGGAAGTCAGATACGGGGTGATGTCTGTGATTTGCAGCGAGTCACCAACCACCGATTCACCTATCGTGAACGTACCGCTGAGCATCGTTCGATCAATCACTCGCATGTTCGGGTTGGGGTGCGGCTCACCGAGTCCTGGAATCTCACGCATACCACGCCGGTTCGGGTGGTGATAGATGATAAAGATAGGATCTGATTTCGGTCTGTGCGGAAATCCCCATCTCGGTACAGGTTGATTAAGAAGCGAGATTAGTGTCAGGGTTTCGGAGGGAGCAAGTTGTGTTAGTGTTTCACCAAGAATGAACACACCGTCAGTAACCACCAAACCAATTTTTGTTCCTGTAGTATCCACAGCATAAACAATTGCATTTGCAGCAGATGTATTCCCTACCACCGAACTACCAATGGTGAACTGATTACTTACGCTTGTAACCGTGAACCAGAATGGTCCACTTCCCGATCCATAAGCAAGGGTTGGTCTAGCAAGTAAGTCGGGCAGAGCAGGATCAAGGCCGTTGAAGTCGCCAGGAAAGGCAGGATTAGAACCTGGAACATGAGGACCACCAGTACCATCCTCAGCAACAACCCCAACCGCAGGGTCGAAACCATCAGGGTAAAGATCGAGATTTGGTAGGAAGGCTTCGGCTGTGTTTCGCAGGTCATCGGTGGTGAGCCAAGTGTAAGGAGTGTAGTGTCCAATGAGAGGTATTTCGTATGCCTGGAAACGTGTTTCGTGGGGTGCTTCGCTTTCGATGCATCTAAAGATGGTCACTTCACCGAACACTTTCAAACCAGCAGGGTGAATCACTCGCTTGACTGTACCCAACCATTTGTCGATCGTAACTTCGGTCTTGAGAACATAAGAGTAATCTTGGTAGAAGAAGCTATCTTGAATCACTTTGTTTGAACTGATCTTGCCATCATTGTTTCCAAAGAAACCGTCAGCGGTAAAGATCGGGCCCAGCAGTACATCCGCAGTTGCTCCGGTGCCGTTCTCCGATTCGCTGAAGTCAGGGATCGGTGGAATAAGATAGTTAGTTCCAGGGTCCCGCACCGCAATACGCAAGATGGCTCCCGTCTTTCCATCGACGCGATCAATAACACCTAAAGCACCGATGCCTACGTCGCCGGAAGCATTGGTTAGCCGCACTACTTCGCCCACACGGAATCCTGTTCCTCCGTTGGTTATGTCGAAACTGACGATCATCGTAAAGATGTTTTCTTCGATCTTCGTTATGGTGCCGTCATCTTCTACAATCTCAAACTCCACACGCTGCGGTGGATTAAACGTACCGAAGATTTCAGTAAGAACAAATTCGGTTACTTCATATAGACCCGACTGAAACTGAATTGCTCTAGTGACTCTTGCAGATGCGGTGATATCTCCCGTCTCTCTGTCTCGCTGTTGAATCTTCTTACCGACCGCTTTGAACGTGTCAGGGCCATTCGAAGAAGTCACACGCATGAATCGTTCGATGATAAACTTACCATCTGAGACACGCAAGATATCAACCTTCGGGAAGAAGAACTCAACGTTGGTGTCGAACAGAATGCGGAATAGGAACTTGTAAGACTTCTCAGAGCCCTTTGCTTTGTAGAACGCTTTGATGTTCTTGATGATTCGTCGCTGGTCGAGAGGTTCACCCGTTTCATTGTCGATCGCCAACTGCTCTGGAAAATTGAGCATAAAGGTTGCTTTGAACTGTCGAATGAATTCTTGCAGAGTATCATCAACGTCCGCAATGTCCCGCAGACCAAACGAGATGTTTAGCGCCTGGTCTTGTGTTTCCATCCATTCATAGTACGCTTCCAAGAACGCAACGAACGTTGGATGATCGGCCCGCACGAACTCAGGTAGCTGCTCGGGCACCTGAGACGAAAGGGTATCGCGGGTTATAAAACGATTGTGCGGCATTATGATTCAGGTATGATGGTAACTTTCACGGCGCGGGCATCGTCGGGATCGACAGACAAGATTTGATTGAACGACACATTGATATCCAATTCAGCAGGTAGAACCACGACCGAAATCGTGATGGTGCCCGGTAGAGTTTCAGGTCGAAAGTTGATTAGCTCTACTTTGCCCGTGTCGTATGTGATTCGCCCGACACATTCATCAACGATTCGCTTCTCAAGGTCAACCAGTTTGAACACTCGAATTGCTCCGTTCCCATCGTCATCTAGGAACGCATCTACAATCTCGTTTACTTCGGGATCGAAATAACCAAACGTAGTACTAGACAGCACCGGTTGGAATCCATCTTCGGGGTGCAAGATTGGATTGTTGAAAGGTAGAACATACGTCACCGCTCTACCCAGGGATGGTTCGAACCGCTTCTCCATCTTAATCTTCGTTTCATTGCTCAAGATAGAAGGTTCGGCGTCGTCAATCTCACAGACGAGATTTGAATATCGGAAGTCTTGTTCAAACTTCTCCAATTGCTCGTCACTGAAATTGCGAATGGTCTGAATCACCAACTGTTCGAGGCTGGTTATGGATAGAGTTGTGGCGCGGGGGTTGAATTTGACTTCGGTTTCGACAGTCAAGAAAGTAAATTCCGGGTCGATCACGATGGGCGTGATGCTCACTACGTTGCGCCGTTTCAGAATAGTGTTGGCGATAGTCAGCTTCTCAGCATCACTGATAGTCACACCGACCACTGGCTTTAGCGAGATGAATACTTTACCAAACTGTGGGGGACTGATATCCTCACCACCGAACACAAAGATGGATTCGATGTCGGGGAAGTCTCGGGCAACGATCGCCGCGTAATCGTCCGATGTAACCGCACGATCTTGTGCTTGAAAATTCAACGGTGCAAAGAACTTGACCGACTCGATAGACTCTCGTTTGGAGCCACCAGCAGCAGCGTCTAGAACAGCAACATCGAAGTTACCTGTAACCGTGAACGATCGAGCTGCTGGACTGTCGTTGATTCCTGCACCGTTCGGTTCATCAGCATTACCTGATAGCCAGTCTACGAGAACTACGTTGCCGTTTGCAAGAGCCCGACCAACGATACCGTCACCGAAGATCAGCTCAAAGAAACCACCCTCAACCTCTTGCACTTGATACATCGCCGAGTCGCCGTCCGCAGTAATCAAATTTCTCAGCAATGCCCAAGGTTCATCAGAACCAGTTACATCGGTGATCGAAGTCTGCACACGAACCGTCAAAGTGGTTATGTCGATGGCAGGATCCGCAATGATGAACTTTTGATCGGGGTTCAGCTTGTCAACAACGAATGCGGTGTCGAGATGCGAACCCTCTTTGATAGTAACTTCGTCAATAACGAACTCACCGGTATCCGTATTTTCAATGAACTCTGCGGGAGCGAGATTAAGATAATTGTAGGTAACTCCATCAATGGTAGTTTGAAAAACCGTATCAGGCTGCAAGAACTTGTTGGTTTGCGACGGGAAAGGATCGGTTGCGGAGGTTACTTTCACGCGAGCCGTGGACGAGATCACCGATCGGGGCGTGTATCCCAGATGTTTTGCCAGAGACACAACAGCATCTCTGGTAACGGCGCTGTCCAAGAACATCTCGTTGGCCACCATGTTGATGTAGAACGAATGGTAGTGCGTGTTTGCAGCTAGTGCATCTAACAGAATGTTGATACCTGCACCTGCAAAGTCTAAGTCTCTAAACTGATCTTGGTCCCGGAGAAACTCTGTCAGGTTGGCTTTGATCTGGTCAAAGTCCAAATCAGTAATCGGAATGTTTGTTTCTGTACCCATTTATCTCAGTCTCGTAAGTGAAAGGTTCACAACAATGCCTTCGTCTCTATTGACAACGCGAAATTGAATGGTGACATCGTATTGGTTTTGATCTATCTCGTCGATCACATCGACCGTTAGCAATTCGATTCTCGGTTCGTACTGTTGTATCACTTCAACAATACGTCTTTGCAATAAAACTGCCGTAGCTGGTGTAATTATCTCGAACAACAAACCTCTAACACCAGGATCTATTTCGGGGTGAAAGGGTTTCTCATACCGATTCAATTGAATCAAATTTCTCACCGCACGCTTCACAGCTTCTTCATCTAACTTTCGTGAGATCGCACCGGTAATTGGATTCGCCATAAAATCTAAATCAAGATCGCTGAAACGATTCTCTTTCTTCTTGAGTCCTACACCGGACCGTGGTGGTAGCACTGGTGCGACTGCCGGTGGTAGGGGAGGTGGCGGTGGAGCGATCGTGAAATACTTGTCGATCAGAAAATTCTCTAGGTCAACGATCTCCGTTCCCGACAGCTTACGCTTGTACACAAGAACTGAGGCAACCACAATATCCGCTGATTCGCTTCCATCTTCAAATGATGCCACAGATAAACCATTGGGGTCAGCAATGACTGACGAGAATCCACCTGTTCCCTGGGGAATCTGGTCGATCCTCAGCTCGAAGAAATCGTTTGGGGCGAGCGAAGCATCTACCGTCCACAGCACCACTGCCCATGTATCGAATGACCAAGTTGGGGTGCTAACAGGAACCGAAGTTCCCGCTTCATTCTGAATCTCCAAGTTGCCCGATGGCATGATGCGGAGCACTTCACCGCCTGCACCAAACCCGGTCACATGAGCAAGAGTTACGGGGTTGACCAGCGGAAGCGCCGCGGGGAACTTGACCACCATCGCTATAGTGTGGGACGCCAGGAAAAAGAAGTTACCGGTGAACGTCTTGAGTAAGTCGTCCACCCCGTCGAAACTAACCGCAGGTGACAAATTTGGCGTACCAACAGACAGAAACGCTGGCATTGTAGTGTCAAAAGGTTGAATTAAATTTTGTGGCGGGGCTAACAGCTTTTGGTTGCCCCACAGGCTGACATCCGATGGAGTCCCACCGACACCGCTGTTATTCTGCGTCGTGATAAACGAATCGGACTCAAAGAGTCCCATCAAGTCATTGATTTCATCGGGATTGTTAATAGCCACGTCAGTCCTCTCAAGGCAACTCCATACCAAATATGTATATGGCTTATCCGATCCTTAGTGAGCCAATTGTGACTCAATGACCGTGCGTGTGCTGCGTAGCTGGGATCGGATATGATTCTCGGTCTGAGATTCGTAATCTTCCTGGGTTCCCCATTCGACCAGCACATACCCAATGATCTGGGACTTGCGTGCTTTGGCGTGCCACTTTCTTAGTGGGAGTGCAGCGAATGCGTAGACCGTACCGTTTTCGAGTAGCGATCGGAAGTAACCTTCGGGTTGCTCTAATACCAGACGACCGATAGCTCTGTTGTCCCTCAACACCGGGACCACGTCCCAGAACAGGGACAACAAGACGCTCTGCATTTGGGGTGCCATAGGTTGTGAACCTGATCTAAAAGATTCGTAGGAAACCGAGAATCGTTTTACAGGACTACCGTCTAAGTAATCCCCGCCGTTGTGAAACTGACCAACCTGAGCCCGCTCAGCATCAAGCACGCTGCGTAGCTCGTTCAAGACTTCATTGATTTCTTGATGATTCTTTCCGTTCGTCAGCAACGCTGTGGAGTCTTCCCCTAATTGCTCTTCCCGAGTCTCGATATCTTTTCTTTTAGCAACCCATGTCTTTAGTTTCTTGATAAGGAATCCTATTGATATTCCTCCCAAGACTGTTCCGACTGTCATGCCGATGTTCAACCAAGCGTTTGATGAGATAGCAGCTAATATTAATGTTGTTGTAATCATTGTTCTATCAACTCGCCTTCAGGACCAATTAATGGTAAACTTGATACTTCTTCAGCTACTTCTTCTTCGAGAAGCAATTCGACAATTTCTTGCTTCAATGCCTCGGTAGCATTGACTTCGACAAACAGGAATCTGGAATAGAGATCCTCTTTCGCCAGACTAGAGATGGTCTGCGCCAGACCGAACTTCGTAATGAAATCTAGAGCTTCAAAGTAATTGCTGTCGTCTATATTAGGTAGGGAATTTATGGGTCCGATGAGTGCGTTTACTGCTGCCAAAATAGCGGTGTAAGAATTTTTTGGTGTGTTACTAGGATTTCTTGGATCGTATGTTGGCTCTGTGACAGTAGCAATCGTCGCGGTTGCTCCTGAGCTTTGTCCCTGAATGCTGTCGGTTACGTTGAAGTCACCGGGGTCGGTCTGAATGATTACTAATGTGTTGGTTGCAGGGTTCCATGCGTTGACCACGGCTGACTTAACCGTAGTTAGATCATCGACCGTTTCACCGATGCTGAAGTTGCCTGTAACCCCGCTCAGCGTCAACGTGAATCTACCGTCGAGGCCGCCGTTGAGTCGTTCGAAAATTCGAAACGATGCAGCGAATGCTTGGTCTACCAGTTCTTCGGCAGAACCCAACAGAGTCTCAAAGATGAAAGAGAAGAAATCTTTCTCTGGTGTTCCTTCCGGCTCAAGACTGTTCTTGATTAGGTTGTGCGCCACCGCGACACCGAGCAAACCTTGAAACGATGGTGGGTTGGTGCCAACAGGAAGAGTGAAACCACTAACTCGATCAGAGTGTGTTCGATATTGTGTGATCTCAGTTCGCAGACTATTGAGTGATGCAATCAGCGCCGAAATCTCGGTGTCTGAGATACCACCCGATGTTGGAGGTGCTGGAATACCAAACCGAGTGGGTAGCACTTGGTTGCCCGTACCACCCGCAAGGGACGACAGCAAAGATACTTCACGGTCGATGCTTGCGATAGTCTTGTCGATAGACGGCCGCACCGGGTTGAGAAGTGCATTGTCAGCAAACACCAAACCAACAACATCACGTTCGGCGTCGGTTAGCTCGATCTTCTGTAACGGATCTATTACAGCAAATTCATCAACTGGAAATTCAAGAATCGTCATGATTACCCCGCAAACACATTACCAGAACCAGTTGCAACGTGGCCACACGATGCACAATCACCTGCTCTACAAACAGATATGCCCTGGGCAAACACTGTGCCAGATGCACAAACCATAGTCGGTGCTGAGTGTGGTGGTGAACCGTGACCAGCTACACCCGAACCACGAACCGCAATGATCGTACCGTTGGCGAACACTGAGCCGTTCCCACCACTGAGAATCGTACCACCCGCACTATCTTGTCCTATTCTAGAAATACCTGGCATCTGTTACCTCAATTCAAGAAAATACTGGCGCCTCGGATAAACACGGAGCCACCTGCCTGTATACTGATCGTACCCTTCACGTCAAGGAAGTAGCCACCAAGCACGGTGTCCCTTCTATTTCCTTGAACCTCTGTCGTTAGATCGCCCTTCACGAATACGTTTGCGTTGCCCTTCTGCACCTGAACATTTAGATTGCCGTTGCGAACTACAATCTGCAAAGTACCGTCAACGACTTCAAGATCACAAGTGTTCTGAACCTTGATGCGAGCTTGATCGTCAACCGTGATATTCAGGTCGCCCTTGACAAGTACGTTATCGTCCTTATGAATGATCGTGTAGTTAGTTCCAACCACCTTCACCATCTTACTACCATCGGGGTGAATCTCCTCGAAGGTTCCAGATGTATGAAACGTATGGATACGTTCGTGCCCCGGTGTGTCGTCGAACTCTTGAACGTGCCCGGACTCACTCTCGAAAACATGATTGAAAGGATACTCAGTGAATGGGGCATCTGTTGGTGGTTCAAACCACGTCACGAATGAATTCGCTGTTTCAATCTGTCTAAGGTCTTTATCAAGCGGTGCGTTCGGATTCGAAGCGATAGACTCAATAGGTACTCCCGGGAAGCCTGGAATCTTCAAGGTGTGTGTTTTCTGCACAACAACAGGATGCTCCTCGCTGCTTTTACCAAAGATTACTGTACCATCGGTTCGCGCCAATCTAGACGTATCGGGTTCGCCAATACCAGGAGTCGAGAACGTCAAACCTTCAAACTCGATTGTCCCCGCTGCGATAGCTTCTAAATTCTCTATCGCGTTTTCGCCGGGCAGTCCATCTAAAATGCTCGACACCGAGGACGCGGCTTCTTCAAGAGCTTTTTCTTGAGCAGCTTTGATCGCGTCGATGATTGGTGCTGCTGCACGTTCGATACCCTTACCAATAACCGTCAACTTCGCCAACGCACCCGATACCGCACTTGAGATTCCAAGACTAGATGCGAGGCCGCCCGCACTTGAGATAACCCCCGCCGCGGCCGATTCGATCTCATCTTGAGCGTCAGCGACGATGCCTTCTACGGCCGCGATCTGATTCTCTGCGCCCGAAAGAACACCCGCAGCAGCGGCGTCAATCTGTCCTTGGGCGTTTGCTATGATATTCTTACTGACAGCTTGAATTTGTTCTGGTGTTGCGGTGACTCCACCTGCAATCGCTACAGCATCTCCCACAGCAGTTTCAACTTGTGATTGAACCCCGTCAGCGATACCCTGTACCGTCTCAACTTGACTCTGCACACCCGATTGAATATCAATAGCTTGAGTTATGAGTGCAGGGTCAGCACCGAACAGTACACCTACTGCTGCAACTTTCGGTAATGTGATACCAAACTGGTCCTTGATATCGGTTGCCTTGTTGATCGCATCTTGCACCGGGTTGCTGCCAACCAGAGGATAGATACCGTTGGGATCGAAGAAACCGAGGCCTCGCAAACAGGGAAGGTCGTGAGGAATTCCACCGATCGTGCCCATGATGACGGGCTCTTGAGCGTTCTCTCCATCTCGAAAGAAACCGATTACCCAAGTACCCTCAACCGGCCCAACAGGTGCGTGACCTATACCGCTCATCGCAGCCGATGTAATATCTTGTAGTGGGTAAGCCCACGGCAATTGCTCGACCTCGACCGCACTTCTTTCTTGCGGGTGAAACCCTAAGATGCGAACGCGACAACGACCAAGC